TGAGTGCAGTGCGGTTCTTGCCGCAGGCCCCATCGTACACGGTGTTCACGCAACCCGGCTGATACAGGTTGCGAGGGACCTTGGTGTTCAGCAGTTCCAGGTCGCTCTGCACCGACAGAGCCACCTCGAAGCGGCCGATGCTGACGTCGTTGATACGGCCCGAGAACTGCTGGAGCACCCCCGTGACAGGAGACTGCCAGTCAGGCATGAAGGCGCGCTCAAGGCGCACGCGGGCACCGTCCATGCCACCAGCAGCTATGAAGGCCATCAGAGGCTTGCTGTTGACCTGAATGCCGGGTCCTGCGGACAGCTGAATGTCCAACGTGTCCACAGAGATACCCACCTGAAGCTTGACGCGGCCACGCTTGATCAAAGGACCGACTGTGAAGGTGTTGCCGCCCCACGGCACGGGCTTGTCGGCACTGGTGTACCGCAACGATGTACCGTCCAGGAACGTGAAGGTGAATAGGTCTGCATAGGCCAGCTGAAGGTTGCTGTTGAGCAGCGTGATGAGGGGTGCCGTTGCGGTTTTCATGGCTTGACGGTCTTGAACTCCATGGTGCGCAGTTCCCAGAACTGCTTCATGAACTGGTTGAACTCCAGCTGATCCTTGAGGAACCTGCACCGGAAGTAGTACGAGCCGGTCCAGGTCAACGCTTGACCCCCGGTCGGGGCGACCGTGAACGTCACGAGACCCGTAGCGTTGATGGAGTAGCCGGAGCCTTGCAGAACGCCAGCCTTGTAGATGCTCGGGGTGCCGTTGATGTCGTAGATTGGCTCGGTGAACCCACCGAACGAGCGCACCAGCTGGAACTGCGTGGTGGTGCCATCACCAACTCCGAACCCTTGGAGGGCCACCGTGTTGTCGTCTGGGTCGGTGTACAGCCATGTGTCGAACGAGCCGCTGCGCTGCAAGAAGAACCCGGCTAGCTGCTGCATCTCAGGCAGCGCGCTGCGAGCCCGCAAAACCTCGTAGGTGAGCTTGTACTGCCACACCGGGTAGGCCGTCAGGCTGGCACGAAACTCCCGCATGCTGACGCTAGTCTTGACAGCAGTGTTGAAGATTGGGGTGCGCATCACGTTCCACGTGAGGCCCGGGAACGAAGGGAGGATTGAGTTGCTCATGGACGTAGCTCGAAGTTGCGACCCATCTTCTTCAGCAAGCGGCCAAGGTCGTCTTTGTGGATGAACTGGCCGCCGGTCGTCTGGATGATGATCGTGCCACTACCTTGACCACTCATGTTGCGGATGGTGTCCGCCTGCTCCTTGGGGAGTACCATCTCCTGCTCGTGCAGTTGCGTCATCGGGTTGACACCGGCTGGGATGTCATAGCCGTTGCGTGCACTTTTCGTGCTGAGACCAGACACCGCAGCGAACACAGAGGCCATCGCAGCCAACGCCAGCACGGGACCGACGAACGGGATGCTGGCCATAGATGACGCAGCCCCCGAGCCCGCAACTGCTGCGTTGGTCGCGATCTCAGACGCACCGATGGTCTTTTCAATCGCCCATGCGGCGATACGCTTGGCGACCATCTGTGCCAAGAACTGACCCACCGACGCGAGCAGGTTACTGAACAGGCTCTTCACTGCCTGACCTAGTGTCATCGTGCGCGTAACGAGCCCGTTGACCACGTTGCCGAACGCATTGCCGATGCTGTTGAAGAACCCCTGCCAATCCTTGAACTGCTCCTTCTGCGCGTCCAGCTGGAGGCCACGCTGTTGCATGGCGTGCTGTCGTTCCACCGCAGCCAGTTCGTCGTTGAGCTTCTGCAGCGCGACGACGTTCTTGGTGGGGTCATTCTTCAGGATCTCCAGCCGCTGCTCGACAGCCGTCTTGGTGATCTGGTACCGCTCGTTTTCGAGTTGCTGGTCCAGCTGGATCAGTTGGGCCTGCGTCATCTGCCCGGTGTCGACCTTGTACTGTGCTTCCTGGCGCACAGCATCCAGCCGCTCCATCGACTGAGCCTTGTACTCCTCCACCGCAGCCTGGGACAGCTGGATGCCCTGCTGGCGCTCCTCACGGAGAACGTCCAGCCGCATGGTGGAGACCTTGCGTGCTGCGGTGAGCTTCTCACCTTCAGACAGCTTGTACTGAGACAGCAGGTCCGTGTACGTGGCCAGTTCCTCGGCCTTCGTCATTTCCCGTAGGTCGTGCTCCATTGCGAACTGGAGCTTCTGCGCGGCCAGCCGAGCGTCGACAGCCTTTAGGTTCATCTCCTTGTCGGGGCCACTGTCCCCCTCAGCCTTCTCGGCCATTCGCCGGGTACCGCTACCCTGCTTGACAGTAGCCGCCTTCTTCGGGGACCAGATGCGGTCCATGTCATCGGCGAACTTGTCCGACGCACCGGTGAACGCGTCCACAGCCTCGTTCTTGATGTTGCGGAAGGCCGACACCATGCGGTCCTTCATGGCAACCGCAGACTTCGCAGCCCGGTCGAAGTCGCCACTCAGCACGGAGCTAATCAGTTCGCTGAGGTTGCCGACTTGGTCAATGGTGTAGTTGATGAATTCGAAGATGACACCGGCCACCGTCTTGACCACTGCCTGCACCGAACGGAACACCAGCATCAGGCCCGTGAGCGCACCCTTGAAGATGTTCACCACACCAGGACCGGTCGACGCGAGGTACACCGCCAGTTCGGTGAACGCGGGCATCACCGCGTCACCCACGGTCTTCATCACAGCGGTCATGACGTCGTTGACGTCGTTCATCGCTGCCTTGTACGCCTTGTTCGCAGCGACGTTCTGGTCAGTGATAATCAGGCCGAGCTCTTCGTTCTTCTTGCGTGCCTCCTCCAGCACTTCGTTGTTCAGCTTCTGCAGCTTCATCACGTCGTCAATGGACTTGCCGAACAACGTCTGCGCTGCCGTCGTCTGGTCGAGACCGGGCTTGTACTGGCCGACCAACTTGATAGCCTCGCCGAACACGTCATTCGCGTCGCGGAGGTTGCCCTTCGCGTCACGGGTGGCCAAGCCCATGTCCTTCAGGCCGTCCTCGTTGCGACGCAATTGCTGCGCGAACTTCTGGAAGGCCCCGATGTACGTGTCCGAATCGCTGTAGATGTCACCCAGCGCGGTGTTCAACGTGGTGGCTTCTTCGGCAGTGATGCCCAGCGTGCGCGCCAGTCGGGTGGTTTCACCCGTGAGCTTGTTGCTCTCGTTGATGGCTTCCTTGAAGAACTTGCCACCAGCTACGATGGCCACCAGTCCCGCGAAGTAGCCCTGGATCTTGCCGAATGCCTCGCCCACGTTGGACAAGGCGCCCTTCATCTTATCGACGCCATCTGCGACAGCGCCAGCCGTCTGCTGCATTGCAGCGATAGCGGAGGCACCGTCGCCGCTGATCTTGACGCCGATTTCCGACTTATCGCCCGCTGCCATCTTGATTGAACTCCTTGGTTGGCAGGCTCGCCAGGAGCCCGTCTAGGTCGCCATTGTCGGCCGATTGCTTCTTCGACTGACCCCACCCCACATACGCGGCCATTGAGAGGTGAACCGGGGGAGCCTTCGTCCAGTACTTGAACATCGCCTCACAGCGCGGTATGTCCATGAACTCATCGATGTACTCCCAGGTCCAGCCCGTAGCCGTGATCAGGTGAGCGTAGAGTTCGGCCCAGTCGAAGGGTCCCCGGACACCTCAGCCGCTTCCTTGGCTTTGCGCTTCAGGCCGGAGACGTCCATAACGGCTTCCATCACGTCCAACATGTTGTCCAGGTCCAGCAGATCGGTGACCTGGTCCTTGGTCATGTCGGGGTAGTTGCGCTCCATCGCAGCGTGCGCGGCATCCACCACCAACGAAATAGACTCGGGGTCGACGCCCCCGCTGAACGTTCCGATTCGCGCTTGCAGAGCTTGCAGCGAACGAAAGTTCAGCGGGGGGACGACGAAGTCCTGCCCTTGCAGGTTGAGCTTGATGCCCTTGAACTTCGTCGTCATGGCTTACTCGTTGAACGAGCGGTACATCACGTTGCCGGCCGAGTCAGCGAAGCACTCGAACTCGATCTCAGGCACCATGTAATCGTCCAGCTTGGACTGCCAGCCCAGCTTCGACGCAATGGCTTGCGGGTACTGCGTGCTGAACTGCTTGCCGTTCTTGGTGAACCAGACATCAAGACGCAGGATCGGAGCCGAGCCCATCGGGATGTTCTGGATGACCATCTTGGTGCTGCCCGGAACCTGTGCCACCGTTGCCGTATACGCGAAGCTGATGAACACCTGCTTGCCCGTGTCGGCAGCAGCGAACGTGTACACGCCAGCGGCCACCGAGTATTGACCGGTAGCTGGCGCAGACGCCACCTTGGTCATCGGCACGCCGTTGGAGTTGCGCACGCCCATGTCCTGCGCGAAGGTAGCGCTGCTGGGCACCGTCGGTGTGATCTGGAACGGTGTCGTAGGGATGAGCGCTCCCGTGGTGTCGTACACGTAGCCGTTCAGGCCCGTGGTCAGCGTCTGACCGAAGTACAGGCTGCTGACCGTGATGCCGTTGACTTGTGCGAACTTGGCTTTCACGCCGAGGTTGCCCTTGCCGCGACCGACGTCCACCGGGAACTGGTTCTGGCCGTAGAGCTTCTTCGTTTCGAAGCCCTCGTCCATGCCGATTTCCTGGCAGACAGCCAATTGCACCGGAGTGCCATTGGTCACCGTGTTGCCGAAAGCGTCGACGAGCGGGGTCGCCCAGATGACGCCAGCGCCGAATATGTACTGAGACATGTTGGTCTCCTTAGAGGAAGATGGTGATTGGGATGATGGCGACCAGTTGATCCCCGAGAGTTCCTTCGTCCGTCTCGATTGCGCCTTCGATACGGCACCAGGACACGAGGCCACCTAGTGTCTGTGCATTCTCCACCGCATTAGGCGCGAGCGCGTTTTCGATCGCGTCGAGTAGCGGGTTGATAATCGGGCCTGGAGCCAGGCCACCGTCGGTGCGTGCATACACGTACACGTCGACGGTCATCGTCCACCGGGTAGGGATACCCCGATCGGTCGTTGCGACCTCAGTGCGTTGCGCCATGAACAGCGCGGGTTGTTGACTGGCTTGAACGTCGTTCCAATGTAGCAGTCGCCGACTGGTTGTGACGTAGTTGGCACTTCCCTGTAACTTCGTGAACAGCGCCGAGTATATTGCCTCCCGGTTCATCGTATTGCCTCCGTGACGGACCCGGATAGCTCACGCATGATCTCGGGCTGAAGTTCCTGCAATGCGCTGCTCAGAAACGACTTGGCGGGCATGTGCACGTTCCGTTGGTGTGCCCGAACAGTCACCTGTTGGGGTTCGATTGATCTACCGAATGCGGTGACCTGCATACGCAGCGACTCGCGCACGTTGACCTTGCCATTGAACCCGTACTCCCAGGCCCGAGCGTAGCTAACGTTTGTGCCGACGAAGCCCGCAGGCTGCGCGGTGTTCAGGTTCTCCATGCGGGTGTTGATGCTGCGGCGCAACCTTCCGGTACGCACGTTCAGCACCTGTCCGCTGAGCTTGTTCTGCTTGACGTTGCGCTGCAACGTGAGTACAAGTCGGCCGATGGCCTGAGACAGCCCCGACCGCAACCGCTCATCACCGCCCTTGAGCCGCTTGACTACTGCCTCACCGCCTAAAACTTCACCTTTGATCACAGGGAAATCACTCGCTTGTGCTGCATGAGCGAGGTACGAACTGAATTCGTGAAGTCCTTTTGTGTGAACGTGATGGTTTCACCAGCCAAACCTTTGCTGATCAGACCGATTCGATCGAGCTCGCGGTACCGCAGAGCACAGAGCTCAATGCAGGCTTGCTCGAGATCTGGAGGCACAACAGCGTAACCAGCCGTGTACGAGATGACCACGTTGCTGACCCCTCGGTTGAACCTGTAGCCAATCAGCGCTACTCGCCACTTGTTGAAGGTGTATCCGTTGTTGCCATTGATAGAGAGTGGAACAGGTAGCTGGTCAACCACCACCGAGGACACTGCGGTGATCGGGTAGTTCTCCAGAACCTTCCTGTACCCTCCGAAACCATCGACTACACCGACGTACGTTTGACTGAAGATGTCTCTGTTCAGCCATGTCTTGATGAATTCAGAAGAGGCGGTCACCAGCCGCGTCAGCAGCGCGTCGTTGGTAGAGTCACTGATCTTCAGCCACTGCTTGATGTTCGCGAGGGTAGTGAGGTCGGCCATGTGGTTGCCCTAGGTGTGGGTGCGGGAGGATGCTGGGTGCGTGGGGCCACCCAGCAAAAACCTCCTAGGCTGCGTCGCCGGTGAGGGGGGTAGGCA